GGGCGGCACTGTGAGCCGATAGTGGCTCGAGACGAGGCCGTGACCACGCTCGACGGCGAGCAGGCCGGAAGCCTCGAGTCGCTTGATGACCTCGCCGATGTGATCGCGATGCACGCCAGTGTCTCGCGCGAACGCGGCCTTGCTCCACGACCATCCGTCGCGCTTGGCATTGAAGCGCGAGAGCAGGACGAGGTAGACGCGCAGCGCACGCAGAGGCAGCTCCTGCACCTCGTCGCAGGTCGCCAGCGCAACAGGCACGACGCCGAAGGCTCCGGTCAGCGTGGAGATCGATGGCCTCACGCTTCACCTCCAGCAGCATCCACCATCGCGATCCGCGTGCCGATCCACCGCATCACGTTGCAGGCCATCGAGTTGCCGAGGGCTTTGTAGCGCGGCCCATCGGGACACTCGCTGGCCGACTTGCCCTTCCATGGGATCTGCGTCCAGCCATCGGGGAACCCTTGCAGGCGCTCGCACTCGGTCGGCGTGAGGCGACGGACGGACATTCCTAGCGCGACGGCAGGCATCACTCCTGCATTAGCGTGACTGGTCGTGTGCCCTCCTGACCGTAACGTCGGCGAAACATTCATCGTCGCATCATTCCCAGAGTCCTTTGAACTAAAGGCTATTGGCTGCAACACACCGATGGAGCTGCCGTCCGTGTCGAGCGGGCCTGTCTTGTCTCCGTAGACGCATACGTCTGTCTGTCGTGCGTCGAAGGCGACCGGAAGCACACGCCCCGTGTAGGCGTCCTGACCGTTCAGTCCTCCTCCGTGGTGCGCTCCATCGGAGAGCGTGCCACAGACTTCAAAGCCTCCAGCAGCATCGGAGGCAGCTCCTTTCCTCGTCTCTCGGCGCGGCGCAGAATCCCGGCGCACGCCTTCCGGCTCAAATAGAACCGCTGCGGCACGAGCTGCGTCTCCTCCAGAATGTCCGACAAGGAACACACGCTTCCGTCGTTGGGGTACGGCGTGAGGGTATCCGTCCACTCGCACATGTTGTGCGTCCAGCACCCGCCATGCGACGCCATACCCGCTCTCAACCAGCGCCCCGACGAAGGCACCAAAGTCCCGTCCCTGTCCTGATGACAGGACGCCAGGGACGTTTTCCCAGAGGATCCATCGCGGGCTAAGTGCGCGAGCCAAGCGGACGTACTCCAACGCGAGGCCACCGCGAGCGTCGGCCAATCCCTGCCGGAGTCCAGCAACGGAGAACGCTTGGCAGGGAGTTCCACCGACGAGGAGATCGACGCCTGCGCCATGAATAGGGTGAGCTGCATCGGTGAGCCTCGTGAAGTCGCCGTAGTTGGGCACGTTGGGGTATCGGTGCGCGAGCACCGCAGACGGGAACGCCTCGATCTCGCAGAACGCCGCAGGCTCCCAGCCGAGCGGGTGCCATGCGACGGAAGCGGCTTCGATGCCCGAGCAGACGGAGAGATACCTCACCGCCCGCCTTCCTTCAGCCGACGACGAAGCGCCGCGTTCTCGCGCTCCTGATCGCGTACCTCGCGCAGCGCGCGGTCGAGGTTCGCCTTCGTGATGCGGAGTTCTTCACGCAGGCCGCGGATAGTCTCTTGCTGTGCCTCGCAAAGCGGGCACCTAGTGGTCTCTTCCATGTCTTGTGGGGTCTTCGTGGGGGAGGTGCTGGGGGCTTTACGCCCCCAGCGAGCGGAGGATCAGTCCGCGTCCCACAAGGACATCCGTACACTAACGGCGTCCCCTCGCTGGCGTCAACGACTACCCGATGATCTCGACGGTCATGGCGTCGAGGCGCGCGACGTTGCCGGCGTTCGCCACCGACCACGTGCCGACGAGGTCGAGCAGGTTGTCGGCGGTCGTGTCCACCGTGACGCTCGCAGTGCCCACGACCGCGGCGCCAGCCACGTACCCGCCCGCCGCGGCGAAGAGGTGCTCGCTTGCCGCACGCACAGCACCGGAGGCCCCGGTGCTACGCACGAGGATGTCGGCGCGAAGGTGGAACACGTCGCTGGTGGCCGGGTCACGTGCGGCGATCGTGGCGATGGTCGTGGACCCGAGCTTCAGCACTACGCCGAAGGTGTCGGTGCTGTTCTGCCCGACGATGGTCCCGAGGGCCATGACGCGGATGTGCGTGCCCGCGGTCAGCGCGCCGGCCGGGAGGCTGACGCTACCGAACGAGGTCGCGACGGTCGTGTTCTGCACGAGCGCGCTCTGCACGGCGTAGATCTGCCCGCCGACCTTTGCCGCGGGGTGCGTGCTCAGTGCGCGCTTGGTGGTGATGACGCCGGTCACGGCGGCGTCGTGGTCGAGGGAGCGGGACTGCATGAACTCAGGAAGCTTGCTCATTGTGGACTCCTACGGGGCGGGTGCGCGCTGAGGATAGCACACCCCACCCATCAGAGCGCGTCAACCATCGCGATCCGCGTGCCGATCCAGCGCATGACGCTGCACGAGCTTCGCGATCGCCGCCCTCGAGACGCCGAACAGGTCGCCGATCTCGCGACAGGTGAGGCCAAGCTCGCGCAGCCTGAGCACATCGCTGATCCCCATCGCGGACCACTGGCGCTTGCGCGGCGCCCTGTTGTAGAGCCGGTACACTCGGCACCTCACCGCGGACGGCGTGCGTCCGAGATGCGCGGCGATCTGCGGGTACGGCACGCCCTCGTCCACGCAGGCCCGGAGGTAGTCGTCATTGGCCTCTGTCCACCTCACGCTGCACCTCGAGCCGGCCGGCCTTGGTTCGCCATCGACGTCGTGTACTTGCCCATGCTTCCCGTCAGCGAGGCGATCTCGAGCTGCACGCTCTCCACCAGCACAAGGTCGGGCTTCTTGCGCGGCGTGCTGGCCGGCGGCACCTCGACGCCCAGGCGATCGCAGTACGCCTGGAGCCACAGGCGCAGCGCCTTGCGAGCGTTGGGGCTGTCGTCCCTGCCGAGCACCATGAGGATCTCGCGCAGCATCAGGCCGCGCTTCCTGAGCACGTAGATCTGCGGTTCGCTCTTCAGCCGCCCGTAGCCGCGCCTGCGTGAGTCTAGGACGCCATACGACGTCAGCGTTGACGAGACGCCCGTAGGTGTACGCTTGAGGATGCGGGCGATCTCATGCACCGTGTTTCCGGCATGGTAGAGGCGCGTTGCCGTGACGAGCTCTGCGGCCGTCCATACCTTCACCCGTGGGTGCTTGAGGTCGAGATGGTAGGCCATGACGTTGACTGCGTGCTCGGTTCGCCCGAGCATCTCCGCGATGCGCGCGTAGGTATGGCCCTCGCGCGTGAGGCTGCGGAGCGTGTCCTTCTCCTCGTCTGTCCAGCGTGTGCGGTGCTTGCTCACGGCGTCACCTCCGTCAGCGTCACCTCGACACGCCCGCGCTGACCGTGGCCGGCGAACCACGACGCCGCATCGATGGCAACGATGCACCGATCGTTGAGGATGACGCCGCCGACCTGGAGCGCGTCAAGGACGATCTTGACGACGTTGTCGAGGTCATGCCTGCTGGTGGCCGGCAGGTCGTAGTCAGCGACGGACCACAGCGCGCGAGGCAGGTAGCCCGGGCGAGTCTTCGGCCTCGGATGGTAGGCCGAGATCCTCACGGCCCACATCGGCGACAGGCTGTCGAGCATTCCTGTGCCGCCGTGCTGCTCGCGCAGCTGATGCGCGGCCTCGTGCTCCCACGAGCGCGTCGTCTCTGGCGTGCGGGCGTGGCCCGTGGCGCGAGCGAACACGGGACGCCCCTTGCCGCGTGGGTCGAGCAGGATCGTATAGGTGTGGTCAGTCACGACGACTCCAATACTTCGCGATCGTTTCTGCGAGTGCGTAAGATGACCAGACGTTCAAGCCGATCGCGACGACTAGAACGGCGACCATGATCAGAGCATCCTCAAGCGTCACAGGCTCAAAGGTCATCGCTCGCCCTCCTCGCGCAGGTAGAGGCTCGCGATCTCCTCGGCATCCAGCCCGAGAGCCAGGTACAGGCGTGAGATCACCTGCGGATCTGGCCGGCGATGGCCGCGCTCCCACTTGCTGATCGTGTACCGCTCCACGCCGATCATCTCGGCGAGCTTCCGCTGACTGATCCCTAGCTCTGTCCTGCGCTTCTCGATGATGTTCACTTTTTCCTCCTGTCGGGCTTGCCTGCCCGGCACCCCTACACTAATAGATGAGTGTCGGAGCGGCAACCCTTCGACGTCCACACAGGAGCACCATGATCGAGATCTCTGCCGTATGGCTCTGCCTCGCCCTCATCCCTCTCACGGTCTGCGTCTACGCGACCATCGCTCTCATCGAGGAGATCTGCTAATGGCCGGCCACTACCAGTCTGACACTATCGGGCACCTCGCGCTCGCTCTCGCAAAGGCGCAGGGAGAGATGGGAGCTGCCGCAAAGGACGCTTCTAACCCGCACTTTCGTTCCAAGTACGCCGACCTGTCATCCATCATGGATGCGTGCCGTGAGCCGCTTTCCAAGCATGGACTTGCGGTTACACAGCTCCCCGGCCGTGGCGAGGACGGCAGCGTGCAACTGACGACGATCCTGCTCCACGAGAGCGGCGAGCATCTCGGCAGCACCATCTCTGCGCGGCCGGCGCAGGAGAACCCGCAGGTCGTTGGATCGATCCTCACCTACCTTCGTCGCTACGCCCTGGCGTCCGTCGTGGGCGTGGTCAGCGACGACGATGACGGCGAGGCCGGATCCGCGCCTGCTCGTCAGCAGCGTGCAGCGCCGCGCGAGGAGCCGCCCGCCCGCCTCGTGGAGACGGCATCCAAGGTCGCGAAGGCGTTTGACGCGAAGGTCGATAGCGTGGAGCGCGTCAAGCCGGTTGATCCGAACAAGCCTCCGTGCCCGACCTGCGGCGGCGACATGTGGGACAATCGTCCGAAGAAGGCCAGCGGCGCCGTGAACCCGAAGGCTCCGGACTTTGGCTGCAAGGACAAGAGCTGCGCCGGCCGCATCTGGAAGGCACCCGCCGCGCCTGCGCCGGCCTCCGCACCTGATGACTACCCTGATCTCGACAGCACCCCCTTCTGAAGGAGCACGACCATGACCACACTCTACCTAGACATCGAGACGTTGCCGGCCGCATGGACGGACGAGCAGGTTGACGCGCACGCGCTGGCGAGCGTGCCTGGGAACTACACGAAGCCCGAGTCCATCGCCAAGTGGGTCGAGGAGCACCGCATGGAGCAGTGGCTTCGCACGGCGCTCGATTGGCGCTATGCGCGCATCTGCTGCATCGGCGTGATCGTGGAGATCGGCCACGACGTCCAGGAGCGGATCGTCATCATGCTCGATGAGCATGGCGAGCGGAAGATGCTCGGCGAGCTGGATGCGATCCTCGTGCAGTACGCGCCCGACACGATCGTGGGCCACAACATCGTCGGCTTCGACCTGCCGCGCCTCCACATCGCTGCCGCACGCACGCTGCCGTCGCTGGCTCGTCGCCTGTCGGAGTACCGGGGCCACCGTCACGCCGTCGTGGACACGATGCGCCTCGCGATGGGTGCGGAGCGATGCCGTCTCGGCGACCTCGCCACGGCCCTTGGCCTCGAGGGCAAGTCTGGCGACGGATCGCAGGTGTGGGATATGTGGCTCTCCGGAAGCCGCGACGAGATCGCCGCATACTGCCTGCAAGACGTCGAGGTCACCCGCGCCGTGTACCGTGCGCTCGTGGGGGCCGCATGAGCTGGCTCGCTACTGCGCCGGATGGGCGCGACCTCGAGGTCATCGACTACAACGGCCGGATCATGTGGGTCGTGCGTGAAGGCGCCGGCCACGCGGAGATCGTCGGCTTCTCGCGCACCGAGCATGGCGCACGCTTGCGTTCTTGCCTCGCGTGGAAGGACAGCGCGCGTAAGCCCGTGCCGGCGTACCTGCTTGAGCAGACGAAGGAGGCAGCATGACCTGGCGCATCATCGGCAGCGACGTCAACGGACGGCCCACGTTCACCGCGTCGTTCGCGGGCTCGACAGCCTACGCCATCGTGCAGGAGATGCACGACCGGTGGGCGTGGCACCTCAACATGCCTGACCAGCGTGACGATCAGCAGGGACGCGCACAGACGCGCGCAGAGGCGCAGGAGCGCGTGATGACGGCAGCGCGGCAGCGTGGCCTGCTCGAGGCCGAGCGCATCGCCAGCGAGACAGAGGACGCGGCGCAGCTCGCCGCACTGGGAGGGCGCCGTGAGTGACGCACTAGAGCGGCTGAAGCGATGGGACGCGGTCGTAGGTGTGGACGATGCCGTCGCAAAGGTCAGAGCAGAAGAGCGCGCGATCATCGTCGCGTTCATTCTGCGTCAGGCAGAGAACTGGAAGCTTGGCGAGTCCGGAAACATCGCGCTCAAACACGCCGCGTTGATGATCGATCATGGACACTACGTCGAACGCCGCGAGGAGGAGCCATGACCGAAGAGCAGATCGCGCTCGCCCGTCGCGCCGTTGCGTGCCGGGGCTGGCGCTGGATGCCGGGGATGGCAATAGAAGGACTCATGCTCACGAGCACACACGGACTCTGTGGTGCTCCACATGGCCGCGTGCTCGATATGCGAGACGACGACGGTATGCAGATGGTGTCTGCGTCTGAATACCCCTACGATGACGACGGAGTTCCGGAGTACCGATGGGCAGACCTGACGCACATTCCCGACCTCACCGACCCCGCCACGCTGGGGTGCCTGCTCGCGCTGGTGCGGGAGGCGCACGCCGTCCCGTTCCTTCATGTGAGCGTCAAGATCTCACGAGAGCACGGGTATCAGTTCGACTGCCACCCACATCATCGAGGTCAATGGGTCGATAGCGAGGCCGAAGCCCTCGTCGCCGCGCTGGAGGATGCGCCATGACTTGGACGATGATCGCCACGGCCTATACCGCGTCGTGTCTCGGATGCTCTGGCTACACGGCCTCCGGAATCGAGGCCCATGCGCCCTACCACATGGTCGCAGCGTCGAAGCACTGGGCCATCGGCACATGCCTCGAGCTACTCATCGACGGCCAGTGGACGCGCTACACCGTGCAGGACCGAGGACGGAAGATCCGTCGCAAGAACCGGATCGACATTCTCGTCGGAAGCCATGACGCGGCCGTGTCGTGGGGGCGCCGGCCCATACAGGTCCAGTACTGCGACGACTACAACCTGTAAGCATCGCTGACATGTTGACGCCCGCGGAGCCACCATGGCTCGCGGGCGTTGTCGCAGTCATTTCCCGGTAGGGCGCGACGAGTGAGACTAACGTGTCTCGGTGACCTCGACGTCCACACGGCGCGTGTCCGTGCAGTCGCCGGTAGCGTACTCCACGATGAAGGCATCGCCCCATCGGTCGTGCGCCTCTCGCACAGCCTGACGGCGCAGTGTGCGGAGCTTCTGGCGCTCGTCAGGTGCCGGCTCGCAGTCCGGGTGCGACGTCACCTCGATGCGGACGACGACAGGCGTGACCTCAACGACATGCAGTCGCAGGACCACGCCGACCGGGATCTCGCATCCGTCCAGCGACAGGCGCGAGTCATAGACGCCGACGACCTCGCCGGCCTCCCATGTACAAGCAGGGTCTACGGCTTCCACGGCTTGTAGGACTTGCCGTCGAAGGTGAGCGCCTCGCCGCACCGCTTCGGGTCGCGCGTGCCGCAGATCGAAACGTGAACCCACGACC